AATACACTATGTAAAATAAATGCAGCAATTGTTGTTGTTTTGCCTACTTGTCTGGGAAGCTTACAAATAACAAAGCGTTCTTTGCTTGCAAGATTAATAATATCTTGTTGAAAATCCCATAAAGTGAAGGGTACAAAGCCATGATCTACGTGAACTATTTTTATATAATTAGAAATGAAATAAACAGGATCACGAGCACATTTTATATACTCCTGGACCATATCCATGGTCCATTCTAAAGTAACGTCGTTCTTTTTAAGGTTTCTATTACCTAGGTAGGTATCACTCTGCTTCATTTCGCTTTAATAACTTTTGCAATTCTGCTGTACTTCCAATAAACAAATTATTATGAACGGTTTTAGCACTACTTTCACCTGTAAGTTCTTGTTTTCTTTTTTGCAACTCTAGTAAATCTTTGTTAGCTGCGGCTAAAGAATTAATAAGAGTAGCTACAACTTCAAAGCTTCTAGGATGTTGAGACATACTTGCTACATCTAAAATACCGTCAAGTGCATCTTGCCCTTTTCTTATTATACCTAAAAGATTTTCTCGTGCATATTCAAAATCATCATCTGTTGATGATGATACTTTACTCTCTACAGTTAATGGCGTTAAATCTAACGACTGACTAATAATATCTTTATTCATTACTTACGGTATCAATAGAAACTATATACTTAAAATCACTATTAGCAGGTATTTCATCTCGAGCGATAGTAAGTGTTGCATTGGTAGTACCAGTACCGTTAGCAAGTAATCCTGGTGTAACGTCTAGTCTTTCTTCCGGTTCAACAACAGTAGTATTAGAAGTAAAGAAGTTAACATTAGCAAGATTAATAATTCCTGATTTCTTAACTGGACCATATATGTATCCTTTCATGAGAAAGTCTAAGGTCCATGTAATAGAGCGACGTGTTAAGAAATCTGCCTCATAGGTATCTTCAGAAGACACGTTAAGTAATACAGTAGGTATATCATGCTTAATACTTAATTCAGGCACTAAGTTAATTGTAGCAGTCCAATCAGGTGTAAAGTAAGGAAGTATTTGTTCTAAAATTCTTGTACCATCTTCAGCATTTTTAACTGAGATGTAAAGTGAAAAGTTTATATCATACGGAACAGGGTTATACACATACTTCAAACGCTCATCATCAGTACTGTCTTGAACATATGTGGCTTTGTTAATGGTGGTGAGCTTACGGGTAGGCGAGTAATTAAGCGATGTCATTTCAAAACTCATTCTTGGCAATACTATTGCAAACGGCTTGCTTAGACTTGGATCAGCCTCTACTCGTGCTAACATCTTATCTTTAGGTCCATATGAAATAGGAACCTTTATGGTATCGTAATTTACTCCACTTTTTTCACGGTTAATGTAGATGTTATTAAATAATGTACCAAACAGTACTACGTACTTTCTTAGATGTCCATGATAAAATGTAGTTGAAAACACTATACATTTCCTTCGCTAAATGGATCTATTTCAGTAAAATCTATAAAGCTATCGGCTTCAGTTTCAATTTCTGTATTATCTGCTGTAACGTCAACAGTTTCTAATACATATGACTCATTTACTAATTTAAATCCATCTTCATCTAATAGTTCATATGGATTACTATTATCTGTTAGTAGACTATAATTTGTCATAGCAGGTGAAAAACTATTTTCTAATGCATCTATGTCAGGTATACCTGTATTAAGTTTCTCACCGCTATATTCAAACATCTCACAAACTAGATCGTATGTTTGTAAGGATCCTAATTGATAAAAAAATGCTGTACTTTCAACATATCTTATCTGAAAGATCTTACTAGTCATTGGAAAATAAATAATATCACCTTCATTAGGTCTAAGAGTGCCCATGGTAGTTTGCACTTCTTCACTAAATGATTTACGCGATACTGTAAAAGTAACTTGATCTCTTATTTCTAATCCAAACTTACTATAAAATTTTCCATCCCCTTCAAAACCATCTACACTTTTTATATACATCTCAATATAAAAGGCGTTATTGTATTCAGTAGAAGGATCTTCTAAATATATACCATCTCTTTCTAAATGAGTTTTTGGACAATAGTATACGTCATGCCCGTAGATTTTTATAGATTCTACGATCAAACTTTCTAAAAGTAGCTGCTCTTGACTACTTTCAAAATTATTAAAATAAAAATTTGTCGGCATACTACCCTATCATATCGGCTACAGGTAGAGAGTATGAAGAAATCATTTCTTTTTCTAATGTTTCTATCTCTTCTTTTGCTTCATCAAATATAGCCTGACCGTTAAACTGAATACCACCTGGTAGAGTCATACCGGTAAACTTCTTTAAGTTAGTACCCCACTGATGTTTTATTTTAGCTGTAGCGTATTGTTGAAGCCATCTATCACCCCATGCATCTGACCATACATCGGGATCTACTACCTCATATGCTTCTATTAGTAGAAATTCACCTACTTTATAATTAGACCAATCAGTATCAATATGCAACCTGTTGCGATGTCTATTATATCGAATAGGTTGTTGACCGACAAGGATTTCTTGTACTAATGCTAAATGCTCCATAACCATGTAATATGGTACCATGGATACAGAAGTAAGAGTATAAAGGTCGTTTAGGGCAATCTGATAACGTATATTAAACAGATCGTCAGAAGACATAGCTGGATCGCCTACAGGAAATACTCTAACGGCTCCAATTATATTTTCTGGCAGAGTAATATACTTATTGGTAATATCAGTTGATTCAATCTCATGTTTAACGTATACCTTTTCGGTACCGTCAAAATGATAATCCCAATAGTATCTAAGTGATTCGTCGATGCGATCTTCTACCTGATCGTCATCGACGTTAATTTCTATAACAGGTTTACCTAATTTACGTAAACACCATTCTTTAAACGTTGCACGAGTAGTAGGAACGGCCATAAAATACTCCTTTATTGGAGTATTTATGTTTCATAACAATCCCATACTTTCGCGTATTTTAGTAGCAGAAATAGAATGAATACTATCATCAAATACTTCTTGTTCTATTTTATAACCTACATCTCTACCATATGTAATGTTAACGATGTTAGGGGCTACTTGAATAAAATATTGTCCTTGATATAAAGGATCTAAGTCACGTTTAATATTTTCTGTTACTTGATTAATAGAAAAAGGATTAGAATTATTCCATCCCTGGCAATCGCGTATCATAATATAAACTTGACCGGTTTTAGCTATCGCTCTTTCAAACAATGCACGGTGACCGGAATGCCATGGTTGCCATCGTCCTAGCATCTGAACAGTCTCTTTTTTCCAATCAAACACTGGACGTCTTATATTCTGTTGAATTCTTGCTCCTACGTATGGCACCCATTTATCGGCGTTTTGTTCGGTAATTCTAAAGTCATAAAGGTTAGGTGGATTAAATACTTTGTTTGTATCATCGTATCTGCTTACGTCAATAGTATCCATCCATATTGTCCAGTCGGCTTTAAAATTGTGACGCATTTCAGCCAGTGGCGCTACAAAGTCACAAATGACAAATTCACAATTGGACTTTAAAGCAAATTCAGCCATACGAAGAGATTGTCTAATACGACCTTCCTTAGAGAAATCCCAGTCATTAAATTTCTTTCTTACATCATCAGCATTAAACCATTCCACTCTAGCTTTAAGATTAGGAAAAGCACTATCACCATCTAAAAAAGTAAACAATCTGGTGGCATTGTTTTCAAGATAACTTTTAAGGCGTTCAGCAAAATAAGTTTTACCGGATCCTGGAAGCCCCATAACTAAAATTTTCTGCATATTAACCCCAGATATCTTCCTGTAGCTTGGCCTCTCCTGCTGTAATAGCAGCAAGTAAATCAGCTATATTTTCATTTGAATCGATAATTTCTTGATTACTAGTTACTAACTTTAAATGAGCAACATTACGTTCAATATTACCTTTTAATTCTTCATTAGGAGTTTGTCCTCCAGCAATTTTACTAATAGAATCTTCAACTACCCATACACTATCCCTAGCTGCACTAATAGTACCTCTAATTTCTTCTATTGTTCTTGCCATATTAAGCTCCTATAAGTTCGGTGTTATTTTCGTTTGTGTGTACTGCTTCAACATCTGTTACTTCTGGTTGATCTACTTCATCTTCTTTTTCCAGGTGTCTCCAAAATTCCATATTCTGACACATATTGTATATATTTTCAGGGAGTACTTCTTTAGGATCGATCACACGTTTGGAAATAGTAGGACGTACTTCATGCATATCTGAAAGCCCGTAAAATTCTTCATCACGCTCTTTAAACTCATGTTTAATATCTTCAAACTTATGTTCAAAATATTCTTCTTCAAGAAATGCATAAATTTTAGACATAGTCTCTTGAGGATTAGAGACTAAATCATCATACTCAACAATATGAATATGATCTTCTTGCCCATTTTCGTAAATAGCTTTCAATGCATTATAAGCTTGCCCTAATATTCCATTAGGCCCAGCAATAAATAAGCAACGGTTTTCATCGTTAATAGCTGCACCACTTCTAACCAATACATTGTCAAAAATATTTAAACGACCTTGACTATTAACTGGAGGGTTGCGTTTAAACATTTCGACAAATGAAGCAAGTATTGCATCTAAATTTCTAACTGGGAAAATAATCTTTGGTTTTTGATCTAAGTAACCGTTAATATAAGGAATGTGAGCAGTCCATGCTCTGTTCTTATCAAATATAACGGGCTTTTCTACATCACGATACCAGTTATTAATAATCGATCCAATAATTAAATTAGCTTGTGATGGTTTTGGAAATGCATTAAACATTTCATCATTAGCAATAGTCTGCTCAAGCTGCCCCATAATAGGAACTACAGGTGAATTAGGTCCGGAATAAAATCTAGGATTTTGATTTAAAATTGC